CCCTGATGCTGCCCCCTGATCCGAGGCCGCCCATAAAGAGCACACATGTCTCCCAATCTCCCCGCCCAGAGGTGACTGAGGTGTACTCAAGATGCTGGTTCCCAATCGGCTTGGAAATCCAGTGGATGTCTGCGTCGGCCATGGGGTAATCCGCAACCTCCTCAAAGAACGAGCCAGTACTTTCGAAGGTACTGCCCGGATTGACGGAGAGTGTGATGACCCGGATGTAGCCGGCCTGATCCACTGGGGCCGAAGTGGGGATGACTCGCACGCCCATGGAGACGATGCGGTAGGTGGAAAAGCTTCCTGCGATGGCCGAGTAATCAGGGTTCTCTCCGGTGCTGACCCAAGGGGCAACAATGGATGTGCCGGAGATTGAAGTGCCGTTGTAAACGGCATTCTGAAAACTGGGGACCACCTTGAACCCGATATTCGACCCGGTGATATTAGCCACATACTTGGTAGTAATGGCTACCGACCGGGAAGAGTCCGTGTCAGGCCACTTGGATCCGCGGGCATCTGGGGCCCACGGGTTCACAAGTGAATGCGCGTGGCTGGCGTCAGTGAGCGCCTCGCCTTTCGTCACTCCTCCGACCGATCCTCGCGCGTTGCGCGAAGGACGTCCGAAAGACTGACGTAGCGGGACTCCACTACGCTTCTTGTTGACTGTGCGTCTAGCCATCTTGGTATGGCGAATGCGAGCAGTACTACAAGGCTGACAAGGACTAGGAAGCTGGTGTCGTAGTCGACGGTTGTGCCGGAGTGTGTTTGTGCCGTCGTTCTGTTCTCTCTCTACTGTTCTTTTGCGATCGTTAGGATATCCGTAAATGGTTCGTGAATATCCCATGAGGCCAACGGTGTTTCATACCGAAGGGTGATACCGTCATAGAATTCCTCAAGCGCGACCTGCTCATCCGGCGTAATGTTAAACGCCATGAAGTAGCTGGCTCGCGCTTCGGGAGCAACGGCTCGACGTCCCCCCTCCATGCCCCTGGCCAAGTAATCCATCCCCGTCTCGAGTCCGCGCTCGACTTCCACGCCTTTGACATCCAGCATGCTGTAGAAAGCCCCATAGACCGGAATGTTGCCGGCGAGAGCTAACCCACACTGGGATATCGCTTTGCGCTGAAGGAGCCACGTCCTCTCATCGGGGATGGGCTTGACACTGATGTTGTCCTTGTCGAGTGTTACTCGGGGATCTCGCACCATGACCCAACGTTCGCCGTCAAAGACTGGCTGGGCTTGGCAGAACGAGATCTTCTCGAACTTGTCAGTGTATCCGTCGAGCTTCATGGTGAAGCCACACTTGCGGAACCACTCCTTGTAAGTGGATTTCAGGGTTTGGAAATGACGCCTCTCGAGTATCACCACACAATCGTCGCCGTCGTTGATAAGACGGAAGGCTTTGCCGGCTATTTCCCGGAGGTAGGTCCACATCAAGGCGCACATGAGCAACACGTTTCCGAGGGCAGTATTCATGTCCCCAGAAGCGCGTCGTCCACGCACACGGTACTTGACGGAACCGTCCGCGCAATAGATGAATCCGCGGTTGTCCAGTTGCCAGGCGAGTAGCCTCTGTAGCTCAGGGTCGTTCATGAAGAGAGCATTGTAGACGCTGTGCTCCCAGCCGAGCGCGTCCTCAGACACATGCTGATCAAATCGGCGTGCATCTAGCAAGACGGCGACTGGGTCGTCCATCGAATCCCACGCTTCTTTAAGCATGGCGGCTCTCTGTATCGCGTTCTTCCCCTTAGCGACGGTTGGTGCCCCAAAAATCACGTCGATCGCGTGATACAGGGTGTGCTCTATCGGTTTTATGTATTGTCCAACACGAACGTTGTAGCGCGCGCTGCGAGGTTGGATGACCCTGGGT